TCACGTTCTGGTCCGACGCGCTTGCGCTGCCTGCGAAAGGCGCTTCTGATTGGCCTGGCTGCGGTATTTCTTCACCATCTCAAGCGTCTTGTGTCCGGTCACCGCCTGGATCTCGCTATCGCTGGCACCCGCTTCGGCCAAATGGACCGCCGCGGTGTATCGCCAACCATGGATCACGAACGCTTGCGCGCCTATCTTTTCTCGCACCGCCATGACGCGCTGCTGAATGGTGCGTTTGGCAACGCCCTTATGCAGCGACTGCGCAATGATAAAGCGACCACTGCGCGGCAGGTTGTCGAGGTACGTGCGCAGAAACTCTGGGCAGGCGACCCAGAGGCGCGCCGCAGTCTTTTCCTGGACAACAGAAATGAACTGGCCGTCATAGTGCGCCCATTCCATACCGATCACGTCGCCGATCCGCTGCCCAGTGCCTACCCCCAGCATATATGCGGTCAATTCCCACTCAAGAGAACTGTTCTCGCAGTACGCTTCAAATGCGCGGAGTTTTGAAGCGGGCCAAGGCTGGTATTCACCGCCCTTGAGCTTTTTGACACCGCTTGCCGGGTTTGCTGTGATCCATTCCAGATCGATCGCGTGGCGGGACAGGATAGAAATCATTTCCACCATCGCGTTCGCTTTTCGCCATGTGTCGGCATATGCATCGCGCGCGGCGATGACGTCGCGGCGGCGCAGCTTCGTGAAATCTTTGTGGCCGTTCTTTTCACGGATCAGTTCGAGAGTGCGCCGATACTCTTGCTGCACTCGAGGCTTTCGGTCCCTGAACTCCGGGGTCTGATAGTAGCTGACGATCAGGGCCTCAAAGGTGGTTTTTGTCTTCTTTTGGGCGCGGCCAGAACGGATTGCCCAATAGGCAGCGTCAAATTCCTGGCTGTCTGGGTCGTTGGGGAGGCGCTGATACGTCTCGCCGCGCCGAAAATAGTAGTAGACACGGCCCTTCACGGTCTTGGTCGTGACATACTTACGTTCCAGCTTCTTTACCATGTGAACTCATCTTCATTCATAGCGTTGCCGTTTAGAACGGACTCGAGGTCGGACACCCGCCAGCGCTCCAAACCGGAAATCCGAACTGGCGTGGGGAGGGACCCGGATTGCACCAGCCGTCGAAAATCTGAGGGCGCCATGTCCATCATCTTGGCCGCAGTGCGTTCGGCAACTGCTATCGGTGCGATACGTCCCATTGCTGATAACTCAAACGGTGGTGGGTCTTGAATTAGGCTGCTGTCGCGCATTTGCGTAACGCCTGATCGACCCATTGATGGGCGGCGGCATTCATCATCCCGGGAAACGAGCGGCTGCGCAGACGTGCGCGCTCGGCGCTGGGCGGCATTCGGTGGATGCGGTTCCATTTCTTCCACTCATCAGAGCCGCGCTCAGGCTCTGCCAGGCGGTTTGTTTCTTTAAGGGGGCTGAGCCCGCGCAGATACCAGCCCGTCGCCTTGTATGCCGGTTCCCCGAACCAGAATGGCTGCACCATCTGAGGCCGCGGCAGGTCTGGGGGCATGCGGTCCTTTGCGAGATCATTCATTTCGGGGTTCTCGATCGCCACCCGTTCGATTGGCGCCGACCAGCACGCTTTGAATATGCTGACACCTTCCTCAAATTCGGCTCGCATACTTTGCAGCGAACGCCCTTTTGGCAGCTGCTTGGGCTGGGTCCACTTTCCTGGGCCGCTCATCCAGCGGCGCCCAGATCTGCATAGGCGGGTGCAGGGTGGGTGCATCACCGCCAACAGATCCCACCCCTCATTCAAGATGCCACCCCGGATATCGCAGCGGATATGGCGGTTGGATCCATCTTCTGCAGGCTCAATGTCACAGGACCAAACGTCATGCCCCAAGGCGTCAAATGCGCGTCTCGCGATGCCAGAGGTTTCGCAGCCGATTAGAATGCGGAGAGGTTTCATAGGTTGTTCCGACAAGGGGATATGGGCGCGGCCGGTTTCCGTGAGTGGGATTGCCGCGCCCGGGTGGAGCGGGTGCCACCCCGCATGTGTTGGAAAAGGACCGGGACCGTAGCCCCGGCCAGTTTGTGCCTCAGCAGGTTTCAGGCCTCGGCAACAGGGAGTGAGGGTGGCAACGGCGCCTGTCCGTTGTAGGGGCAGTCAGGCCGCCAATCAGTGGCGCGGCGGGCCGGGGTCAGTCGGCACGACATGCGGGCCGCGCTGATCCACGCGGACAGCGCGCTGGGCAGGTCAATGCCGTCCACGCGAATGCCCAGAAGGTCCACGCGCCAATGCGCCTCATGGGCCGGAACACCGGGCGTGATCGGGCGCGCAATGCCACCAAGCGTGCGCAGCAGGGTGGCCCGACCAAACACGCCACGATGTTCCATCGCCAGCGCTGCGGCATAGACCTCTTGAACGCTGGCGGGCATCATGCGGCAACCTCGTGAGGTTCTACCTGAGGCGACAGCTTGGCGATCCAGTTGCTGATCGCCTCATCCTCGCCGATGCCAGTCGCGCAGACGCCGTACAGCTGGATTTCCACCAACGCGCGCTTTGGAAAGGGGAAGGGGTAGAGGCCACCGGTTTCGATCACCGCGCAGGCCACAGCGTCGCGGCGTTCACGGCCCTGTAGCTGGGCAATGGTCTGCGCAAAGCGGGCAGCTCTATCCGACTGTTCTATCTGCATAGTGGGTCCTGTTTGTCTACGGCGCGGGCGGCGTGCAATTTGGAGGATTGAACCGCCCGCGCTCGATCCGCACCGCAAGACGGGTGCGAAACCTCCGGAATACGCGGCAAGACCAATCCTCAAATCCTTGCCGCGTGGTGTGTCATGGTGGGGCGGGCGGTGCCCGTGAGGGCTGTCCGATGTATGCCGCCTTGGCCGCGAAGAACGGACGGGCGTTTCGGGAGCGCCGGGCGTTACGCCGCATGGCGGCGGTGCGGCAGGATACCCCGTTCATCCATAATCGCGCGGACCTTCTGCCCGACACGATCCAGAACCATATCTGTTGGCTCCGGTGTGGGCGCTGGGCGTTCAATCAGATGTTGCGGACGCAGGCGGGCGGGGTTGAACCCTTGGCCACGCGCAGCCTTCATCGTGGCCCATGCGGATGTGAATAGGTGGATTTGGTCGAGGTGATCCTCGGGAGAACCGGCGATCTGCCGGGCGGTCTGGGTAATGTCTTGCATTCAATCCTCCATCGGTTGATGAGGGAATTGATATGCGGGAAGTTTACCCACGTCAATACAAAATGGGTAAATATCCCGATTTTGGATGGCTGGTCCGCTTACATGCTGTTAGGCTTCGACCACAGCAACAAAAAGCCCCGCGCTGGGCGGGGCGGAAAGGAGATCTGTATTGGAAATAGCCAGCTACAGAAGGCGACCGTACCACAAGGATGCGCCAATTTGGCCTGAAAAATGGCGGATGGAGGCGGATCCAGGACTCCACCGGCATGATATTCTGATGGCCATACCTCAGACTAAGTGGGAGATCCGCCTGGATTGTTGGCGCTACCACGCAAAGCGGCCGTTTGAAATTCTTGCGTATGCGGTTTCACCTTACCGGAATGTAGCGCGGTTGTGCCGATTGCTGGGGGTCAATCATTGGTGGGTTCTACACCCGATCACGACCTATCTAATTTGGTCATCACCTCTAACAACTCAGCGCGAACGTCGTCGTCTATGTGGTCTGTTTCTCCGCCATAGATAAAATCAAACGGCAGTTGCGGACCATTGTAGTAGTAGCGCGCCAGGTCATGACAATGGGGCTCAAGTCGTTCTTGAGCCTCTATTTCCTTCGATGTGAGCAGCAGGCTGTCTGCGATTTGCTTGACCGAGAAACCCGTGTACGCGCGGCACGCCCGGAGGCGCAATTTGACAGCGTCATCTGAGGTGTCAGTCGTGCGGAAAATGCGTTCGACTTCAATATCTTCCATAAAATATTCCAGTTGCTAGCTAGGGTTCTTTGGGATGAGCTTTTTCAATCTGCGGTGGTGCTGAAATTTTGCAGGGGTGGGAGGCATTAAGGACAATCGAAATTGCCTGATGGGACATCAAGGCCCATGCTTTTTCGCCAGTTCGGCTGGCCAGTGAAGTTGCACTCGCGCTGCCCACCGTAGCTGCACGTTCCATAAATTGTTGGCGCCGGGGTTTAGCGAGATCAGGTGGAACAGTCCTGGCTCATCACCCGCCTTTACCTGCTTTACCCAACCCATACCCTCCAGGTCCTCGCAGACGCAGCGATGACCAGCAATGTCAGACGGCACACTGTCATGGCCATTGCGGCTATAGAACAGCAGATCACCAGCGGAATAGACCGGCTCCATGCTGTCGCCTTCGACCTCGACCGCCACAATATTGTGAGGGGTGAGGCCGGGCGGGCATTCGACTTGCGGACCGGAACCCTTCGGATAGGCATCGAACACGGGAACTTGGGCGCCAGCTCCGACCTTGCCTGCTATGGCAATTGTGGGGGTATCTTCTGGCTTCCCTTCTGCCCATGTCATAACTTCTTCGACGGACATCCCGAGAGCTTGTGCAATGCGTACAGCTGAGGACAGCTTTGGAGAGGCGGCTTTTCCTCTTTTAAGGTCGCGCACGAAAGACTGATGCAATCCAGCAGCCTCCGAAAGCGGCGCATCTTTCAAACCGCGTTCCTCCATGACACTCCGGAGGCCCGCTAAGAATCTTTCGCTCTCATCTATCATTGGGGAATTCTACCCACATAACGGAAATGCCTGTACTGGGAAGTTTACCCTTGATTGATCGGGTAAACTTACCCAATAAGGGGGCATGGAACAGTTCCTCGAAGAGATCACAGCCTATGCGGCTGCTGTTGGCCGAAGCCCGCAGCACATCTTGCGTCAAGCCATCGGCGCCAACTGGCGCCAGTGGAAAGCGTGGAAGGCGGGGCAGTCCAGCCCGACGCTGCACACCGTGGACAAGATCCGCCGTTACATGGCTGAAAACCCGGCACCTGCGGGCGAACCGGAGGCCGCAGCATGAGCCGCCCGCGTTTAACCCTGATTGTGAACAATGATGTGCCATGCCCTGACACTGGGGCAGGCGCTGGGCAAAAGTCTTGGTCAAATCAGTTTGACCCGTATGCACTGAAGGTTAGCGCGCCTGACCTTTGGTCCAGCTACTTCAAATCCCGCTTTAACAGCCCGCGAGAAGTCGCGCTGTTTTGCGATGTATCATTTCAGACGGCGCTGAACTGGTGGGGAGCGGTAACCGCCCCCGCAAGCCATATCGCGTTGCTTGTCATGCTGACCGATCCCGGCGCGCCTGAGTTCTTCGGTCGTGCGTTGGAGGTGGCGGCATGAAGGAGCCTCGCAAGTACGACGACCGCATCAAGATCACCGAAGATGGGGTCGAAATCTCATCTGATCTCGGGATCCTGACGTTCACTGAGGATGGGTTGACGATCTCAGCCGCTCCAATCTCGGTTGTCTCGAACTCGATCAAACGCAGCATCGATGGCGGTCATGGGTAAGCGTAGCACCTTCAAACGCCGCAAGAACGACCTGTATCGCACGCCGTGGGATCCGGTGCCGCTGCTGGCGCCCCATCTGCCCACACGGTTCCGATATGCTGAGCCATGCGCTGGAAATGGGCGGCTGATTGATCACCTTCGATGGATCGGCGGCACCTGCACAGAGGCGGTCGATATCAATCCGGGGCGTGGAGACATCACGCAGGGCAACGCCTTGCACTGGACTCCAACGGCTAAGCCGCGCCGTCCGCTCGATTATATCATCACAAACCCGCCCTGGTCGCGGGAGATCCTGCACCCGCTGATATTGCGCTGGGCAGGTCTGTGCCCGACGTGGCTGCTGTTTGATGCGGACTGGTGCCACACGCTGCAGGCACAGCCGTACCTGCGCCATTGCCGCAAGATCGTCTCGGTCGGGCGGGTGAAGTGGATCGAGGGCAGCAAGCACACCGGAAAAGACAACTGCGCCTGGCATCTGTTCACAGCAGGGAGCCACGGGCGCACCGAGTTCGTCGGCAGGTCGGCAGCAGCCAAGAAAAACAACGCCCAGCGCTGGGCGCACTACGAGCAGTAGGAGCCAATCATGAGCCACAAGGCAGTCAGCTGGGCGCTTGAGCAACGCCACCTAAAGCCGGGGCCATGGATCGTATTGATCCAACTGGCTGACCGGCACAACAAAGACTCCCTACAGTGTGATCCGGATCAGAAGCTGATCGCGGCTGACTGCAACATGTCCCGCGCCACGGTAAACCGGCACCTTGAGGACCTTGAACACACAGGGTTGATCCGTCGTATCCCGCGGGTAAATCCCCGCACGAACAAGGCGCTTTCGACATTCTACATATTGGGTCTGAATTTCGACAATCCACCAGAGGTCGAATTTGCTGTGTCTCAAAATGAGACACGGAAACAGAAGGGGCAAAAAGAGAACAAAGGCGCACCCCGTGTCTCAAATTGCGACACGGTCCCGAGTCTCAAAAAAGCGGATTCCCGAGTCTCAAAAATCGCGATTCCCGAGTCTCAAATTGAGACACAAACCTTAGTAAATAAACCCGTAAGGGAACATTGCGCGGCTGACGCCCCGCACAATCCTGAATTTAATTTTGATGATTTCATTGCCGAGTTCTCGGCTGCCTATCCCCGGATGGGCCTGCCAGAGGTGACTGAGGACGCACTGCGCACGGCGCTGGGCGAGGGGGCCGACCCGGCGGAGATCCTGGCTGGTGCGCGGGCCTATGCTGTCGAGCAGGATGGCAACGCTCCGCGGTATGTGAAGTTCTCCGAGAACTGGATCGCTGAGAAACGCTGGCGCCAGCACGTGACCAGCCCCAAGGCGCAGGCCGATCAATCCGAGGTCTTGGCCTACTGGGCGAAAGAGATCCTTGAGGCTAAGCCCCACATGTGCGGTCGTGTGTCGCCGTCCATGGCCCGGGAATGCCTGAGCGCAGGACTGGTGACCGAGCAGGATTGCAGACAGGTTGGGGTGTCGCTGTGATGTCGCCGCATTCGGACCCAGAGACCCACGGCGTGCAGTTTGGCCGGGTGGTGGTGACCGTCGACGCCGCACTGGGCGATTGCATCGTCACCGCCCCGCAGCCCGGCCCGATCTGCACCAGTCCCAAGCGAATGCGCCTGAACAGCCTCGATGAGATCCGTGGGGCCTACCGCACCCAAAGCCGCCTCGCTGCGCGTGTACCGGATCAGTACCCCCACGCCAAAGACATCGCAGCAGCGCTGGAATTCGCTGGAAAGACGCTGAGCGCCGCACAGGGCGCAAAACACCAACCGAAAGGCAAACAGTGATGGACATGACCGAAGATCAGCAGAGCGACAGCTATCGTGTGAAAGCGGGTGAGCTGCGCCAGTTCATTGAACGGTTCGAGCGCCTGGACGCTGAGAAGAAAGAACTGGCTGAACAACAGAAAGAGGTCATGGCAGAGGCCAAGGCCCGCGGCTACGACACCAAGGTCATGCGTAAGGTGATCGCCCTGCGGAAGCGTGACAAGGACGATATCGCCGAGGAAGAGGCAGTCCTCGAAATGTACAAAGAAGCGCTGGGCATGGGGTGAGGCAGACACATGGAACGCATGACAGCTGCAGACTACAAGGCCGCCCAGCGCGCTGCGGAGGGGCAGGGGGAAGACCGGCGCCGGGTGCGCGGCACCAAGCGCACCACGACCGCTGACGGCATCACCCACGACAGCAAGACAGAGGCCCAGCGCTGGGAAGAGTTGAAGCTGCTACAGGCGAGTGGAGCAATCTGCGGTCTGCGCCGTCAGGCCCCGATCCCGCTCATTGGCCGGGATGGCCCGATCATGACGGACAGCGGCAACCAGCAGCGGGTTTACAAGGCGGATTTCGTCTACGTCGACAACGCGCTGGGCGTCACCGTCGTTGAAGATCGCAAAGGGCATGAAACCGACAAATTCAAACTGGTGAAGTCAGTACTCGCGGCTCAGGGCATTGAGCTGCTGATCGCCCGCGCGAAGGGGTGAGAGCAGGAAATGGGTGTTGAAGACGATCTGAAACACGAACTTGCGAATATGCGCAAACTGCTCGACCAGGCGCAACGTGCTGGGCGGTCTGCACCGTCGCGCGCATCACCGGCGGTCGTGGCGCAGCAGCTCCAATTGCCGAATGTTGTTCGCTTCCCCTTGGCGCAATTCGCAGCCGGTCGCGGCCGCAAGGTTCCCCTGCCTGAGTTGGTACAGGAGATTGCGGAGGTCGTAGGCCGAGAAAATGCGGTCAAGCTGGTGGAGGGCACACGACAGCGCGGCGCGCGGCGTTGGCGTCGCCATCTCTATATCCCTAGCGACATTCCTGAAAATCACCGGATTGTTTCCCTGATCGGCTGGGAGGCTGCCCAGTCGCTGAGTTTCAGCCATGCAAACAGCGTTCTGGAACTGCCCAGCTGTCACGGACTGCGGAAAGCCTACCTTGCCGACGTTGTGGTCAAAATGGCAGGGCAGGGTGCGGATCAGGCCGAAATTGCGTCAGAGCTCGGTGTTGAGCGCAAGACGGTCGCAGGCTTGCTAGATTTGGCGGACTACTGGGCGCCACGTTTGGTGTAGGGAGAAGCTATGTCCTGGGGACCGCGACAACCGACTGAAAAGCCGCCCAGTGTACCAACTCGGTGCGCCTATTGCGGGACAGCAACCAGCCAAGACCGGTGCCCCAGCTGTGGCGCGCCTCGACTTCCCGGAACCGGACATTCAAGCTGTCAAACGCGGCTTTTTGCCTTCAATGTCGGCAGTGAGCCCACAGCCGCCTTTGATCATCTTCCAGGTCTGTGCGTACGCAGCACGTCGCTAAGGGCAGAAAATTGCTGTTTGCTGCGTGTAAAAAAGTAAACACTGCTGTGCTTTTAACGAGCTAAGATATCAGGGCCAACACATTTGCCTTGCGTCTCCATGTCGGCTTCGTGACAGTACCTCACAAGTTGAATCAACTCGGTAAGCCTCAATGACTGCCAAGACGAAGACGCAAAGGTTCAAGCGCTTAATTTCACATGGCTTTTTTGCTCCCGAACTGCCGCCTTGTTTCGTTTCAGATGACCTCGCCCGCTATAGAGAAAGTCTGTGGACTGCCATTGAAAGCATACCTGCTCCGCCAGGAAGGCGTTTTTCAGGTGCCAAGCAATTCGTTTCTGAACCTTCTTGGTTCTATTTTCCAAGGTATGGCAGGGATGACCGAAAACACGCTGTTATTAATCCAATCTCCTACCTCGCAATATCGAAGGTGCTATCTGACAATTTCGTACAACTCAGATCAGCGTCCAGAAAATCAAAAATCAGCGCCTCCCCTTTAGTGTTCGACTGGGCAGGCAGCCGTGCGTTGTTCAGACCAAACATTGACCTGCGTGACGATTTTCGCGTCAATCTAGCAACAAGGCATGAAAGGTATGTAGCAGCAGACATACGAGCATTTTTTCATTCAGTTTATACGCACGCAATTCCATGGGCTATTTATGGGAAAGATTGGGCAAAGCAGAATCGTCAAAACCACCATTTTGGCAACCTCTTGGACTTATACTGCCGCAATGCTCAGGATGGGCAGACAATCGGATTGCCCGTTGGCCCTGACACGTCTCGGCTAATTGCAGAGGTCGTTGCTTCTGCTATAGATAGCGAGCTTGAACAGTTTGTCCAAATCGAGAACCAAGACGCCTCGCGGTACATCGACGATTACACGATAGCCGTCGATAGGGGGCAATCCGGCGACAGCGTTATCGCAGCTGTACGGCAAGCCGCTGCAAACTTCGAACTAGAGCTCAACAACGATAAATCTGAAGTTCATCTCACATCAAAGCGCCTCCCAACAGGCTGGAAGCAAGTAGCACTGGCACACCTTCCACGAACCGATAGATCGACTAACTCGTTTCTTCGTTTCTTCTACGAGACAGGAAGGATCTGTAATGAACACCCTGAGTTGAATGTCGAAAAGTTCGCCTTCCAGAATGCGCGGTCTTCATTCGTAAATGCCAATGAGTGGAGCGGGGTGCAAAGCCATCTCATTAATGCTTACCGGCGCAACTCAACACTGGTTTCCTTCCTCGTTGAAATACTGATCCTGCGCGAAGTTGAACATAACGACGTTGATAGAGTAAAACTTACAGGCTTTCTTGAGCGCCGGCTTCCCGAGCTGGCGCAAGAGAATAGGACGGGTGAAATCATCTGGCTTTTGCTTTTGATCATAAGGCTTGAGATGCAAGTGTCTTCGGACAAGATATCTCCCCTGTTTAAAATTGAAAATTCGATGGTAGCTCTGATGGTAACCCATGCCGCCCATCATGGCATGGTCGTGGGTGCAATAGACCACAGTGTTTGGCAGAGGCATCTTACGTTACAAGGTCTTAGGAGCCCGATGTGGTTGTTTGCTTATGAAACTGTGCGCAACGGAACGAACCCGCTCACAGACAGATCCTTCATTGAGCAGGATCCATTTTTCTCACTTCTGTTGAAAAGAAACATCAAATTCTTCGATCCGTCTCGCGGTTTTTCATCCATTGGATCCGCACTTCGAGTCAGAAGAGCCGAAAACACTAGAGCTAACATTCTTCGCCTAGATTTCCTGGAAGATTTCGACATTGACTTGCTTGAATTCGATGAGGATGAGGCAATCGACGATCTTGAAACGGATTTCGAGTATGAATACTAAATGTAGTTGTTCCGCCTCAGAGGGTGGCAAGTTTAAAAATGCGGCAGCGCAGTCATTGCGACTCGGCAAATGGCAGGTATGGCCAAATGGCAGACTATGAGCACGATTGAGAAGGGCAATAAACTCGAAGACCAACTTTTTGGCTATTTGCAAGATCAACTGGATCGAGAGGAACTGGTTTTCGATGCCTATCCGGCTGCGCTCTGCGAAGTGCATAAGAAGAAGAAATACTTCTGCAAAGAACGAGGTGGAGATGTTGAGTTCGACGTAGTAGTCGAACTCCGACGCTCGGGCCGTCGAGAACCCCACCTTTTTGTACTTTTTGAGTGCAAGAATCATAAGGATCCCGTTCAAGAACGCGACATTACCGATTTCTCCGACAAGATCGGACGCATATTTGGACATGCTGCCAAGGGCTTGATCGTCACTGCTTCGCGTTTGCAGTCAGGTGCCGAAAGTATCGCCAAGAGTAGACGACTTGGTATCGTAAAGTTCGACGCTAACGGGGTCGATGTAATTGCTGATCGCACTGGCAGAGCCTGGGCAGAAAACCGCTTCGTACAAACGCAGATGATTGACGGTCCCAGAAGGTCTAAGTCGCTGAAGTTCTCTGCTTGCAGCGATGGTAAATACTTCGGCTCGTTCCAGCAAATGCTGTATAGTTTTCAGATAGATCGGTCAGATACAGCAAGCAAGACCAAAGACCATCAAGCTAAGTCTGTAACTTTTTTGCCAGAAGCAGAGATCCAAGCGGCTGCTCAAAAGATCTTGACCCTAGCTGGTTATGATGGTGGTGAAGTTGATGTTGAGCAACTTTGCGCTTTTCTGGCTCTTGATTTGTCGTATTCAGAACAAGTGCTTTAGGACTCAGATGGGAATACCATCCTGGGATCAGCGAACTTCAGCAATAGGTCGATCCAAGTAAACCGACATGACGACCGAAACCGCGAGAGATTCACAGTCGCGCATGAAATTGGCCACTTTTTCTTAGAGCACGATAAGTACCTGCGTTCAGAGTCAATCGTTGAACGCGACCTCTTTATTGAAACGGAAACGAAAGACGCCTTCAACTACGACCGGCTCGAATATCAGGCCAATCTCTTTGGTTCTATGCTGCTTCTACCAGAGGCACAATTTCGGCACGCCGTGAAAGTGCTTAGACGGCAACTCAATGTAAATGACAGGGGATTCGGCTATATCTTCGTTGATGATCAGCCCTGTAACTATACACCCTATAATCAAATATTGACTGCATTGTCGGACCATTTTGGTGCCTCGAAGCGGGCCATTGAAATCAGGTTAAAGAGAGCGGGCCTCGTTACAGATATGCGTGGCACAGGCTCAGCAAATCGCCTGCGGTTTCCCGGCGTCTAGCGGTGGTGAGTTTGACCAACCTCCGCTTCCTGGGCAAAGCGGACGCTCGACGTTGCCCTGGCTGCAGCCGCAGCGAATGGCTGCAAGGTCCCGTCAGCCGACCTTGACCTCTGGTTTCAGTCCCGGTTTGTTACGCTGGCGCGGCCAACGGCGGCAGTGAGCCCACTTTGACAAATGCTGCAGGTGGCACGAATGGCCTTTTTTTTGGCATAGCTCGTTAGGCCTGAGCTATCGGGGCACCCAGACGCTCTCTGTAACGCACCGGTGGAACACCCATGGTCTTTCGGAATTCGCGGCGAAACGTTTCTGCGGAACCAAAACCACAAACGTCCCAGACATCCGATAGTGGAATAGACCCATTCTCAAGCAACTCTGCCGCACGGGACACCCGCTCTACCTTGAGCCAGTTCAACGGTGTTGTTCCGGTTTCCTCGTGAAACCGCCGCGCCAGCGTTCGGCCACTCGTGGCGGCGGCATCTGCCATACGTTCGATCGACCAGTTTTCATCAATTGACGCACGGATACGGTCTTGAAGTGCCGACAAACTTGACCCCGTACGTGCCTTGGGTTCTGGACGAGGAACGAATTGGCGCTGCCCGCCATCTCTTTGAGCAGGCAATACGAGCCGCCTTGCGACAGATGCGGCCACCTGTGCGCCGTAGTCCTGCCGAATGATATGTAATCCCAAGTCAAGGCCCGCAGCGGAACCGGCTGAGGTATAAACACGATCGCCTTCAACGAAAAGGACATCTGCATCGACAGCCACATCAGGGTAACCTGTCGCCAGCTTATCAGTATAGCGCCAATGTGTTGTCGCACTCTTGCCATTCAGTAAACCAGCCGCTGCCAAGACAAAGACACCTGAACAGATAGAAGCTACGCGTGCGCCTCTGTCATATGCGGTGCGCAATGCGGCGCATAGGGCCTCTGGGACCGGCGTGTCCGCCCCGCGCCATCCCGGCACGATGATCAGGCTCGCGTCTTGCAAAACATCAAGATTATCCTGTGCATCTAACGTGATACCCCCAAGCGCCCGAATGGGTCCCGGCTCTGCCTTTACCGTCGCGAACCGGTACCAGTTGTCAAACTCTGGTCGCGGCAGCGCAAAAAGCTCAACAGCAATGCCAAACTCAAATGTGCACAAACCATCATAGGCAATGGCACAGACCAGTGGGTGTTTTTGCGGGTTAGAGTCACGTTTTGTCATGTTGGCAGAATCCGACCGTATGTTGTCTATTTTGCCAGTATCGCGATTTTTCGTTTGATGGCAAGTCTAAGTCATCAACACGAAAACAAGGACCAAACCATGACACTCCAAACTGATCTACTTGCCGCCATCGAGATGTATTTCGACGCAATCCACGAATGTGACACAGCAAAGCTGAATACGGTGTTTCATCCCCAGTCCAGTTTGTTTGACGCTGACAATGGCATTGTGTTTGTTGAACCGATCGAAAGTTTCAGTCGCGATGTGTCGGGTCGCGTGTCGGCCGCCAGCACTGGGCAGCAACGTGAGGCTGAAGTGCTGATGATTGATCATCTTTCTCCGATCAGCGCCACGGTAAAAATTCGCATTCGCGCGCATCAAAGCGTGTTTGTCGATCACCTTGGTTTCGTCAAAGGCGCAGACGGCTGGCAGATTGTTTCGAAAATCTGGCACCTCGAAAGCACCGTTGACGCAGCCTGAAGGGCTCACTTTTACACCAAAACGAAAACAGAAAACCAATCTCAAAAAGGAACATCACATGACCAATCCAAATGCAGTCGGCTGGTTCGACATATTTGTTAACGATCTAAGCCGGGCAGTCGCCTTCTATGAGACGATGCTTGGGTCCAAGCTGGAACCGATGGGCGACCCCACTGGCGAAAGCCAGATGATGAGCTTTCCTGCCGAAATGAGCGCTTACGGCGCGGGCGGTGCGTTAACCAAGGCCCCACATGCAGGCCCAGGGGTTGGCGGAACAATTGTGTATTTCATGGTCGAAGATTGTGCGCTTCAACAAGAACGTGTTGTCGAGGCCGGCGGCAGTGTTGTCAGGCCCAAGTTTTCAATCGGTGACTTCGGGTGGGTTCTTCTATGTCAGGATACTGAGGGCAACATGATTGGTTTCAACTCAATGAAATAGAACTATAAAAAAACAGCAACATTCGCAGGCAGTCCGTTGGGTTGCCCGCGATTACTTACTGAGTTGACTCTTGTAAAAGCGGTCATTCGGAAATTTCGCGCTGATGACAGCTTCGTCCCGCTCTGCCGCCCTCCAACCCCAAAATTTCGCTGCACCTCTGATCAATGACCGCTTTTCACGCGGCATCGCAGCGGTCTTAGGCTGTGTTCTCAGGCCGAAAGGCGGACTTTGCAAAGATCGCTTCCTGCGCAAACGACCCATAGCGAAAGTCGTGTCGGCTTTGGTCGTTCAGAAAATCCGCCAGAGGTGACCGCCCCGTAAACGCGCGATCCTGTCCAAAAAGGGCAGAGGGTCGCGCGCATGACGCTTATCGAACGCATAGAGCAGGCATCAACCGGCATTGCAGTGACAGCCATGACCGCGGCGGCGTCGGGTGCCGTCTGGCTGGTGCGGCGTATCTTCACCAATCAAAAGCAGATTGAGATCCTGCAGCAATCGCTCGAGGCGCGCGATAAGCAGCGTGACGAGGATCGCGAAGCCCTTTCTGACGTCAGAACGGATGTTCGCGAGATCCGCGAATTCCTTCACCGCAGATAACCGGGGCAACGCCCCGTGAGGGGTGAAAGGAGATCTTTGCCATGCAACTCATTCAAAACTGGAAGCAAACTCTTAAAGGAGCGTGGTCAATTCGTCTGATCGCAATCGCGTGCCTAGTGTCAGCCGTCCCTGTTTTCCTCTCGCTTGTGTCTCCTGGCTTGCTGGGCATCGACCCGGTGATTTTCGCGGCAGTTGCCATGGTGATCAACGCCCTTGCTATTCCCGCCCGCCTGATCGCACAGGTTGGATTTACCGATCTGCTGTCTGATTTCCGACGTGATACATCGGGGGCGGTGAGCGCCCGTTTCGTCAAACAGGTGGGGGCAGGCGCGCTGGTCATTGCCTTGGCCACGCCGTTCATTGCGAAATGGGAAGGCGTCAGGCTTGAGGCCTACCGCGATATTGTGGGAGTGCCGACGATTTGTTTCGGCGATACACATGGTGTGCGGTTGGGTGATACGGCAACCATGGGCGAATGCGTCGACCGGCTCGAACAGGATGTTCAGGTTTTCTATTCCGAGATCGCGGCCTGCATGACAAATCCGGATATCCCGGCTGGGGTTCAGGCATCAATGCTCGAGCTGGCCTTCAATGTGGGATCACGTCCGGTGTGTCGATCCACGATGATGCGTCTGGCCAATGCGGGTAAATATCGCCTCGCGTGCGACGAACTACGACGTTGGGTGATTGCGGGCGGCAAGCGCGTGCGCGGCCTGTCGAACCGACGGGCCGATAGCAAAGCAACACTCTGCCTGCAGGGGCTCACGTAATGCGCTCTCTCTCGCTGCTGATGCTCTGCGTGGTTCTGGCGTCCTGTGCAAAGGGGGCGGGGATTATCGCCGGGGCGATTGCAGGTGGTCCCAATGTGGCAGCCAATGTTCAGGCGGGCAGTACCAATGCCCAGACCGTTGGGCAAACCACGCTGCAGGATCAGCGGATCGATGACACGCAAGCCCGCAATATCGAACAGAGTTCCGGAGATACACAGCTCAGAACAGAGCGCGTTGAGACCGTGATCCTGCGAGAAGATCCGCCAGCGTGGTTGCTGCTGGTCGCTCTGATTGGCTGGCTGCTACCGACGCCACAACAGATCGGCGCCGCGTTCGTCTCTCTGATTGCCAGAGCTTTTTGCGGGTCCCTCCCTGGGGGGTAAGGCCTGTGGGTATGCATATGCGCAGAAATTTATGTGTGGGTGCCGCCGGGGTTGGGGGTTGTTGTTTATATAGATTGCGCAAGCATCTGAACCAAAACGCTGAATTCGATTTTTAGTGTAAAACAGGGCCTCTTTCAGGCAGAACTGAATTTGTATTCCTAAGGGGGTCAAGTGGTTGTAAAGAAAACAAAAAACAGAGGTCGAGAAGTAAACCGGACCGAACTGGCCGAAATCAACGGTGTGTCACTGCCGACCGTTGAAAGCTGGGTGCGGCGTGGTTGTCCGGTTGTGCAGCGTGGCGGGCGTGGGCGCGCCTGGCAATTCAACACTGCCGAGGTTCGCAACTGGCGTGAGGACGATATTCGAGCCGAGGCCAGCAACGCGACACACGCCAACAAAGACGAATTGCTGCTGCGCAAGCTCAGAGCTGAGACAGAACAGGTCGAGCTGGATCTTGCAAAGGCCAGGGAGCAAGTTGTGCCCGTTGATCAATTCGAACGCGCCATGACGAAAGCTTTTGGCGAGGTCCGCGCGGGCCTGCGCAATGCTTTACCGGGTCGCGTTGCGCGCCGCTTGCTTGGCGAAAGCGACGAAACCAAAATGAAAGAGGTCATGCTTGATGAAGTGGATCAGATCCTGCTGGTGCTGTCGGATTCCGATCTGATCCACGAAAGCGACCTTGAGATCGAAGACGACGAGGAAGGCGACGACGAGGGGGCGGACAGTGAGTGAACGCCCGGGCTGATTTCTCCAATTCGCGGGCGCTTGTAAACTGCACGCGGCGCGCCCAGGCGTTTCTGCGCCCGCCGCCTGACCTAAAGCCGTCCGAATGGGCCGAACAGAATATCAAGATTCCTATCGGCAACGCTGTGCCGGGGCCGATGCGCTTCGACAATGCGCCCTATCAGCGCGAAGTCATCGACATGACCGCCAATCCGCGCTGCAATCGGATCTCTCTCATGTGGGGCGCACAGGTGGGCAAGACGCAGACCGCGCTTGCTGCTCAGGCGTTTCGAATTGGGTTCAATCCAGTTTCCCAGATGATGATGCAGCCAAGCCAAGGCGACCTGACAACGTGGCTTGAGACCAAATTCAATCCTTTGATCGAAGGGAATGAGGACCTTGCCGAGGTCATCGCGAAGCCGCGTGCGCGTCATGGTGTCAACAATCAGCGAATGAAGAGCTACCCGGGCGGGTTTCTCATGTTCAGCTGGTCAGGATCGCCCAAGACCATGCGCGGGCGGTCGGCGCCGTTCATCATCTGCGACGAAACAGACGGCTATGACCGGACCAGCGAAGGCCACCCGGTCAGCTTGCTTTGGCAGAGGGCCGCGACCTTTGGTGATCAGCGCCTCTTGCTGGAAATCAGTACGCCGACGATCAAGGGCGGAAGCTGGATCGAAAAGGCCTTCGAACAGGGCGACCAGCGATATTTTTATGTGCGCTGTCCGCACTGCGGCCACCTGCAAAAGCTTCAATGGTCGCAGGTTGACTGGAACAAAGACGCGGAGGGCGTGAACCTTCCGGAAACAGCCGGCTACCTATGCGCTGGTGACGGGTGTGGCACGGTTTGGAATGATGGCGAGCGGGTTGCCGCGATCCGCAACGCCGAACGCGAGGGCGGTGGCTGGATCGGGACTAAGGCATTTCGCGGTCACGCCTCCTATCATCTGTCTGAGCTGTATTCCTGTTTTCGACGGCTTGAGGATATCGTGCAATCCTTCCTCGACAAAAGGGCCGCAGGTGACCTGCAAACGTTTGTAAACGTGTCGCTCGCCGAGACTTGGGAGGAGGAAGGCGACAAGCTCGAGGCGTCGGCACTTATGGCGCGGGCCAAAGAGTTCACCGCGCCGGTGCCAATGGGCGCCGGAGTTCTGACCGCCGGGATCGACATGCAGAACGACCGGCTTGAGGTTGAAATCGTGGCTTGGGGTCTGGGTGAGGAGTCTTGGTCGGTTGATTACCGCGTGCTCTGGGGCGATCCGCTGCAACAAGACGTTTGGGACGAATTGGACGCCTTGCTCGCCGAGACATGGGGGCATGAAAGTGGCACCGATCTGCGGATCTCTGCCGCCTGCATGGACACCGGCGGCGAAGGCGGGCGGACACAGGCCGCCTATGACTATGCGCGCAAGCGTCTGGGCCGCAAGGTTTGGGCGATCAAAGGTGTTGGCGGTTGGGGTCGTCCCATTGTGACCCAGCCGTCGAAGGTAAAACAGCGCGGGGTTCGCCCGGTCTATCTTCATTCCATTGGCGTCGATGAGGCGAAGGTCGTGGTCGCGCAGCGGGCGCGGATCACCGAACCGGGGCCGGGCCACTGCCATTTTCCAACCGGCCGGGATCCGGCATGGTTCGACATGTTCACCGCCGAAGCTCTGCGAACCCGCTACGTGAAGGGTTTCGCGGTGCGGGAATGGCACAACGTGCGCCCGCGCAATGAGGCATTCGATTGCCGTGTCTATGCTTATGCTGCACTCAGCATTTTGCGACCCAACATTAAGCGCTTGGTGACGGCTTTGGAGGTTCAGGGGGGCGAGGATCAAGACCTTGATCAGGCGCCGCAAAGCGAGGCTCCGGAAAATATGCCAGAGGATACATCGCCCGCAAACTCCGACAGTGGCCCAAAGCGCCGACGGACGAACCGACGAAAACGCAGGCGGCGCCATAACCTTGAATAGGGCAAAAACGTGGGCGCACTACCAGCTGAAATCGGGGCAGGGGTTACCTTTCGGGCGACTGTATGCCTGCCGGTCTACCCTGCGACGGAATGGGGACTTTCGCTGATCATGCGCGGCGCCAGCCAGATTGATCTGGTGGCGGATAGTGACGGCGAAAATCACAACCTACATGCAGCGGCCAGCGAGACTGCCGGTTGGTTGCCCGGTCACTACCGCTATGAACTACGGGTGGCCGATGGTTCAGACGTGATCACGGTCGAGGTGGGCGAGCTGCGGATCGCGCCGGATCTTTCGGCGCAGGGTGCTGGTGTCGACAATCGTGACCACGTGCGCAAGGTGCTCGATGCGATTGAGGCCGTGATCGAAAACCGGGCCAGCATCGATCAGCAGAGCTACCAAATCAACAACCGGTCCCTGCAGCGGACGCCACTGAATGAGCTGTTGAAGCTGCGTTCCCGCTATCGGGCAGAGCTGGCATCGAAGAGTGCGAGCCGTAAGCGCCGGGGCATGGGCCGCACAATCAAGGTGCGCATGCCATGATCGGAAAATGGTTCCGCCGTTCTCAAGCAACAGTCGCCGATGAGGTGCAGCGGGGAGCGCCGCCCATGATTGCGCCAGCGCGTCGACGCGGCGCGCGATTGTATCAGGCAGCGCAGGCGGATCGGGTTACGTCTGGTTGGTCAACGTCACCGCTTCCTGCTGATCAGATTGTGCGCCGGAACTGGCGCGCACTGGTTGCTCGCTCCCGTGAACAGCTGGTGAACAACAGTTATGGCAAGGCGTTTCAGCGCAGCGTGCGCCGCAATGTCATCGGTCAAAAAGGGTTCATCCTGCAGGCTCAGGTTCAAGGTGCTGATGGCAAGCCTGATGCAGATGCAAACCGCGCAATTGAGGCGGCGTTTAAGACGTGGAGCAAGGCCAAGAACTGCGATGTGAAAGGGGTTAGATCATTCCTGCAGATCCAGAAAACACTGGTTAACGGGCTGCCGAGCGATGGCGAATTCATGGTACGTCACGTCTATGGCCGAGACGCGGGGCCTTGGGGCTATGGGCTGCAGATCCTCGATCCGGTCAACTGCCCCGTCGATTTCGATGAGGACCGCCGCCCCAATGGTCGCTTTATCCGGGCGGGCATCGAATACACCAAAATGGGGCGGCCCGTTTATTACTACTTCCACACGCTCGATGTGTCGCAGTCAGACTATTCCCATGCAGGCCGCGCCTTCATTCGGGTGCCTGCGGATCAGATCATCCACTGGTTCGAAGAGGATCTGGTCGGGCAAAAGCGGGGCTTGCCTTGGATGGCAACGGCACTTCTGCGGATGCGCCAACTGGATCAATTCGAGCGTGCTGCCCTGACCAATGCGCGCGAGAGCGCGAACAAGCTGGGCGTGATTGAGTGGGATGAGGGTTTCGGGCCAGAGCCTGAAAGCGATGATGATGACGGCGAGGCTGCAGAGGTAGAGCTCAGCAGTGAAGAGGGGATCTATCATGAGATGCTGCAAGGCCAGCGTCTCAAACGGGTTGAGAGCCCGTATCCCAATGGTGAAATGGCCGTGTTTTCTAAGCACAACCTGCGCGGCGTCGCCTCTGGGCTGGGGGCGGCTTACAACGATCTCGCCAATGACCTTGAGGGCGTGAACCTGTCGAGCATGCGCCATGGCATGCAGGCTGAGCGGGACCGCTGGAAAGAGCTCCAGGAAAGCCTGATCGAGAGCTTTGTCTCAGAGGTCTTTGAGAAATGGCTCGAGTATTCGCTGGTTGCCGGAAAGATCACTTTGGGCAACGGCGCGGCGTTGTCACCTCGCCACCTGTCCAAATACCTCGATGCCATTTTCCATGCCCGCCGGTGGGATTGGATGGACCCTTCCAAGGATGTGAAGGCCGACGCGGATGCGGTCGACAACCTGTTCAAGTCCCGCGGCCAAGTGATCCGGGAGCGGGGCCGCAACCCGCGTGATGTGTATCGCGAATTTGCTGAGGACATTCAGGCGATGAAAGACGAAGGCATCCCGCCCGAAGTCATAGCAGCGCTGATCACCGCGAAATCAAAAGGAGGGTCCCCAAGTGTCCCAGCAGTCGAAACCGACTCCGATGAAACCGTTGCAGGCGGAGGAAACGACAGTGCGTAAGCCGAGCGACCTGATCGGGAAATCCCTGACCCGCTCGCTGACACCTGAGCAGATCAACGCTGGGCAGCGTGGCGGCGCTCAAGGCCTGCAGCGGGTGGCCGAGGTTGTCAACATTGACGAAGAGGCGCGCACAGTTGAGCTCGCGTTTTCTTCTACCACGCCGGTAATGCGGTGGTTTGGTGAGGAAGTCCTTTCCCATGAACCGGGCGCGGTCGACCTCGAGCGGCTGAACAACGGTGGCGCGCTTTTGATGGACCACAATTGGCGCGATCAGATCGGCGTCATTGTATCCGCCCGGATCGATGCCGACCAAGTTGGCCGGGCAGTCGTTCGGTTTAGCCGCAGCGCGCGGGCCGATGAGATCTTTCAAGACGTGGTGGACGGTATCCGCAGCCACGTATCGGTCGGCTACTCAGTCAGCGAAATCAAAGAAGAAAAACGGGACGGCCAGGCCAATCTGGTGACCGTCACCCGCTGGGCTCCTTTTGAAGTCTCGATGGTTGCAGTTCCTGCAGATCAGACCGTGGGCGTCGGGCGTTCCGGAGAAAATCTGCCAGAGGTGGCGGGGGACGATACCGGGCAGATTGCAGAGAATGAAACAGGCGCGGGCAATGAGGCCGCAGGTAATCAGCAAAGGGAATTTGAGATGAAAACCATCATCACCCGCGACAATGAGGGCAATCTTGTCCGGGCAAAAGTTGACGATAACGGCAATATTGTCGAGGTCGTGGAAATGCTTGAACGGGCAGGTGCAGGTGATGCGGCCCTGCTGCAACGCGGGCGCGAGCAGGAAGCAACCCGGGTACGCGAGCTGACCGAGATTGGCAGTCAGTATGATGCAGAGGATCTGGCGTTGGAATTGATCCGCAGCGGTCAAGGTGTCGAGGATATGAATGCCCGACTGCTGGACCATCTGCACCAGCGCAGCACCAGTCACCGTCAGATCATGGACCGTTCCGATATCGGTATGACGGATGACGAGGCCGATCAATTTTCTTTCCTGCGTGCAATCCGTGCGCTGGCCAATCCGACAGACCGGGCGGCCCAGGAAGCCGCGGCGTTCGAATTCGAAGCCTCCGACGCCGCCGCTGAAGCGCAAGGCCGGGATGCACAGGGCATCATGGTTCCGATGAATGTTCTGATGCGTGCCCCGCTCAACACCGGCACCGGTGGCGTCGGGGCTGGCGATACTGGCGGCAATGCGATTGCAAACCCGCTGTTGAGCCAGAGCTTTATTCAGATGCTGCGGGTCCGTACGATCCTGCTGCGCCTTGCGACGCCTCTGATGGGGCTGGTCGGCAATCCTGATATCCCGACGCAGGAAGGTGGCGCGACAGGCTACTGGATTGGCGAAGATGGCGAGGCCGCAGAGGATATTCTGAGCCTTGGTCAGCGTCAGTTCTCGCCGAAGACTGTGGCCGCCTATTCCGAAATCACGCGCCGCACGTTGAAACAAACCAGCATGGATATCGAGGCACTGGTCCGTAGTGATCTGGCGCTTGCGCTGGGAACATCGCTGGACTTTGCGGGGTTCTACGGTACCGGCACGGATGATCAGCCCCTGGGGATCGCCAACACCAATGGTGTGAATGTGGTCGACTTTGGCGGCGCGGGTTCCGGTGGTGGCGCGGCGATGCCGACGTGGGAAGATGTGATCCAGATGGAAAGCGAGATCGCTGCCGCCAATGCGGATGTTGATCGTATGGCCTACGTCCAGAACGCCAAGATGCGCGGTCACTTCAAGAGCAAACAGAAGTTTGCTGGCACCAACGGGGCGCCGATCTGGGAAAGCGACAATACCGTCAACGGGTATCGCGGCGAAGTCACCAACCAGATCAAACAGGGTGACGTGTTCCACGGCGACTTTGGCAATGTGCTGGTTGGCATGTGGGGTGGCCTGGATCTTACCGTCGACCCCTACACGCACAGCCGCCGTGGTCGCCTGCGTCTGGTTGCGATGCAGGATGCGGATTTTGTCCTGCGTCACGCAGCTGGCCTCTGCTACGGCACCGACGCCAGCTAACGACTGCGAACAAATCCTGAGCCTTGGCCCTCATAGGGCCGGGGCCTGAATACTCCCTGAAAGGATGTGAGAAGATGGAAAAACAGACCAAGGCCCAGAAGTCCGATTACAAGGTCGCGAGCGCGTTTGTCTGGGATGGCAAGATCCAGAAACCCGGAATGAAAGTGTCGCTGACGAAAACAGAAGCCCATGGGCTGATCAAGCGCGGCAAGATTGAAGAGGGCACCGGGCGTCAGGCGCCTGCCAAGAAGGCTGCAAACAGCAAACCTGCCGCGCCCCAGCAAGATCCCGGCAAAGGCAGCTGA